GGCAAAAGTTTGAACTTTCCCGTTTATCTTTATCTCCTTATCATCCATATCCCGAAATACATAAAACGTGTCAATTTTCACTTAATAACCTCCTTCAAGGATTCATGGTATCCCCAGCCATTGTTATCCATAACCTGCAAAACGTATTTCAGAAATGGACATGCAACACAGATTTTACATGGACGTTTCGTATTACTTCGACAGACTCTGGTAATATGACTAATGAAATCTCGACTATTAACGTTTATCTTCACTTAACACTCCACTTCGCCGGTAAAAGTGGAACACCAGCCTGAATAATGTCGATAAGTTCATCCGCAAACTCTTGTTTCTCCTTCACCGTGAGGGCTTTTCCTCCAGGGGATCCGGGTCTCGTTGCTTTCCAATAATGTGACCCGGCTTCCATGACTTGTTTCGCAAAATTCTTATACTTCGCCCCCATGGTTTTCCCGACGAATACACCGACAAGGGCAACAATAACACTGATGCCCCATTTACTGAGAATTGCACTAAGAACTGCACTCATGATAGTTCCTCCTTAATTAATGTTTAATGTGTTTATATAAAATAACTTATTACCTTTACAAAAGCAAGTCCTTTTTGAACCGGGATACATCAAATAACTTCCCGGGACAGGATTTGTAACTTGCATAATCCCGATGCCCCTGAATATGATTAATCGGGATGGAGAAGATGGATTTTAATGCCTTCACCAGTTGAACCCCCTTATTCCACTGTTCAGATGGGACTGGGGCAAGGTCGAAATTACCAAGGAAACAAATCCCTAATGATAAATGATTCATGCCTCTCGTGTGAGCACCAGTAGTGTTTAACATCCGTCCTACCAATATTTCATAATCTCCTCTAACAAGCTCAATACCGAAATAACTAATGATACCCAATTGCATTCCAACCAAGAGTTTCTGTGTGATATCGTCTAATAGCACTCCATGAGACCGTTTTGCTATCTTTTGTCAAACTATGGTGTAATATGATGTATTTGGGTTTCATTGGCATCACCTCCTTCAACTCTGTATTAGTATTGTTTATAACTTTACTATTGACATTGTGTTTATATTTTATTACATTACTATTAGAAAGGAGTTCAATATGCCTCAAATTAGAAAAGTATGTCAACAATGTGGAAAAGTATTTCATGTTTATCCTTATCGCAAAGACACTGCAAAGTTTTGCTCAAAATCATGTGGTTGTAAATCTCGAACTGGTAAATTAAGTAATAATTTCAAGACAGGACGTATAACAGATGTTAATGGATACGTTAGTATCAGAACTAACGGAAAATATATGTATGAACATCGATACGTGATGGAGCAACACTTAGGTAGAAAGTTATTAAAAGATGAAGCAGTCCACCATATTAATGGTGTTAGAGCAGATAACAAAATCAAGAATTTAATTGTTATGAAGAAAAAGGCACATGATTCTTTTGAGTCGAAAAAGCGGTGGAGGGAAAACCCAGAGTCTTTCATAAGTAAAAATAAAGAAAGATGCAATGCTGTAATAACAGAAAGACATCGCCGAGGGCAAAGATGCCAACGGTTCAAACCGTGTCCATTCCATACAATATGATGCAGGATTATGTATTTTGGTGTCATGTTAAGTCCTCAGCAATGTGACCATCTTCAATTTTATAATCAATACTATCGATTGTTACAGGCGATTTATCTATGTAACCGTCATGTCCGTGCTGTGCGTCGCTTCCTACATGGGTATTGAAAGCGGAAACAAGGATATCAAATTCAGCTTTAGTCGCGTAGTTCGTGGTATGGTGAGTATTATCATGGTTTTCCGCATGATGGGCATTGTCATTACCAACATGGGTATCATACCCGGATTTAAACACCGAAACATCAACCCCGTCTATCGTCATCGTATGTGCATCATTGGCATGATTTGTAGGTGTAAAAGCTGTATGATGAGCATTGACATTACCCACATGATCGTCATACCCAGATTTAAACGTTGCAATATTTACCGCATCCACATTACCGGTAACGGCAATATCCCCAGTCACAGCAAGTCCAGATTGGAGTGTGAGAAGTCCTGCAATATTAGCCACTCCTTCAATATCTGCCCCACCATCCGCATTAAGGAGACCATCAATTTCTAATGAACCTTTAAAATATCCAAGCCCAGTGTTCTCAACTTTAAATACCTGCACGGAATCTTTCTGAAAAGCTATCTGCGATACTCCCATATATGCGTAACTGTTCCCATCATCACTACCTAAATATATAGCAGCATTATCAGATTTAACTTCCATTCCAGGGGTAGCACTCCACCACAAAGTATCATCAATTATTATGACAGGGTCATTGGCGTCATTATATAATATGAAATTATTAGTTGCGTGGCTAAGAACTATCCGTTGATTGGCAGCAGCAGTTTGAATTGTGAGACCCGTGAGACTGCCTGCAGTAACTGCTCCTACTGCTGTAATTTCCAGAGCATTTACATAACCAGTATCTATGGTATTCCCAACGATTGTAGTTACTCCTGCTGCGTCCTCAGCAGTTCCGATAGCAACATTTGTTCCTACTGTGAGATTTGACACTGTAATGATTGAAGCATTTATTGTTCCAGCAGTGAGCTTATCAGCGGAAAGGTCATTGATTTTCCCATCATTCACAGCAAGATTGTCGATTTTAGCCGTGGTAACTGCGAGATTATCAATTTTGGCTTCCGTGATAGCGGCATTAAGGATGAAGGCAGAACCGATTACCATGTTAGCAGACGAGTTCCAAACTAACTGGACAACGCCACTTTCATTCGTTGCAATCATAAACACTCCGGCACCAGAGGTATATCCTGCTGTGCCAGCATAATTCGAGACATACGGATCTATTATAGTTCCGGAACCACTTGCAATTGCTCCTCCCCAATATATATAAATATGGGAAGTGTTTCCAGTCACAATCTTATAATAGGCACCTCCATAAACCAAGTAATGCTCATTCCATGTGACGATTCCTGGTGCAGGTGTATTATCACTCCACGAATCTCCGGTGAGGACGATGGTATTATCAAAGCGTTTCGTTGCAGTTATGGCGAAATCGGCGATTTCTGTTGGGGTGATCCCAGCAGTCGTTCCAGAAACTCCGGCAGTGGTTGTAGGGTAAAATGAGCCTGTAACTCCTGATGTATTCCTCGCTCTTATCCAATAGTACCGTGTGACACCGGAACTCCCCAGTTCATCAACGTAGTAATCTGCCCTGACTTCTGCAATCTTGGACGAACTTCTTCGAGTATTTACTGTATTTCTCCAGATTTCCATGACATCAAAATCTGTGTCTTCCGGGTCACTCCAAGATAGATAAAGCTGAGTAATACCCGCGGTGACCGTAAGGCTTGACCCGTCACCCGGGCCCGTGGTCTTTCCCTGAATTTCTACCGTGATTTTCGGACTATCTTCTGCTGCTTGAAGCCTCCCGCCTCGACCAACAGATTGCACCATAATTTCCATTTCATGTCCAACAATCAAGTCTTTCGTAATAGTAACTTCTCTATCTCTCGTTCTCATTTATTCCAGACCCCCTGTATTAATCGTGTCCAATGCTGGTAACTCGTTGTGGGAATGTTTCCTACATTATGATTACTTTTACTCACGAAACCATGATATTCACCATCATCCGTTACATATAAAACTACATCCCGGTCATCATAGGATGTCAAGGCATTCCATTCGCCCATCCAGTTCAGGTAGTCCGGAATCAGAAGCCAATTAGGATTCTGCCCGGACGTGGCACCGGAGAAATCCATCTCTGCGTCGATAACCATCCACTTACCGGTACGGTTACCGCTACTGATTTCAGCCTCCACAGTAGCCTCAATGGGTGTCTGGATAGCTTTAGTGGCTTCCAGTTCCGCTTCCACAGTGGCTTCAACATTGACCTGTAGGGCTAAATCAATATCTATTTCCGCTTCCACAGTAGCTTCGATAGGTGTGGTTAATGATGTATTGACTTCTACTTCCGGCTCTACCGTTGCCTCGATGGGTGTCGTTATCCTGCTCGACGTACTTAATTCCGCCTCTACAGTTGCCTCGATGGGGATGGTTATAGCCATGGTCGTCCCGACTTCGACTTCAGCCTCTACCATGGCTTCGATAGGCGTGGTCAGGGCTTTATCTCCCTCAATTTCAGCCTCAACTGTGGTTTCTATTGGAACTTGTAAAGCAATATCAACGTCAATTTCAGCCTCAAGTGTTGCTTCCGCCCCAACAGTAATATCTTGTGAAACTGTATATGTAAATGATATATAAGGATCTGTAGCCCCCAAATGGCTGGCAAACCGTACATATTCATCATCGGCAGGGAATGAATACAATTGGTCTTCTCTTGAAATTACACATATTTTAAGTGTTCCCTCTGATTGTGCTAACACCGCAGCTTTTCCAGAGGCATTAAAGACCAATGTGTTCCAGTCACCAAGAGAAAATCCAGATGTATTCCAAGAATTATTCAATACTGTACCATTATGTTTGTGGCCTGCTCTCCATCCATCAAATGTGTTATAATCTGATACTTGGATGGCGGTATAGTCCGATGTATATATATAAATATGAAAGTCCGTAGTTGATGCGTTAAGAGTCCCATACATAATTAAAGAGCAGGAGTCACAGGAAGTCATTTCTGGGATGCCAACGAAACTCATAAAAGTTCGAAATACATTATTAGTTGGACCTGCTGTTAATCTTTGCCCTGCTGATAAAAAATCAGCCGCAACACCAACACCTGTAACAGCATCTCTCGCTGTAGGATAATCAGTCACACCACCGCCATAAATAAGCCCATCAGTAGAGGCTTTAATTGTTGTTGGGTCAACTATTATTGGAAATTTTTTACCATCAGTATTAATTGTATAAGTGAGTATATTTCCAACAATAGAGGATTCAATATTTACTCTATTATAATTGGCATCCTCAGCAGTGGGTTGGCATAATGATATATTATTAGATGTGAATTTCCAGTTCAAAACAGTTGGGGCTTCATTATTTAGTAGCGTAATGTTTTCTTTAATACCCAATTTTGTGGTTTCAACTTCAATGGTTAAATTTTCAGATTCATCAAATAATGCTTCAAATTCAATCCATCTATCATCAGCCTCAAACCTGTAATTCCATGGTTTATCCTTATCAAAATGAGCACGATAATTCCCTGCGTTTGTTTCATATTGATATTTATGAGTACCTTTCTTTTTCTTCACACTCGTGTCAATAGATTTGAACTCACCATCTATATCTTTATAATGAATTGGACCAGAATATATCTTGGCTCGTCTCTTATTGCCCCCAAGACTGGATACTTTAGCATTCGCAGTCCGCTCGGATAATATTTCACTAATCTCAACTTTATCAATCGGCTTAATGCCTGATACGGATTTGGGATTAGAGGCTATGAAATTTTTAACATCCATAAATCACCTTTATTCAGGAATATCAAGTTTCAGGGCAATAGGGTCAAGTGTGAATGTATCACCATCCGCAAATGTCTTAACACCGAAATTCTCAGCACCATAAATCTTGTCACTGGTCACACCCTTGACAGCCCAACCATACACGGTTAAATCGCCTGTGATGTTAAATACCACGCCAGTTCCCGTCTGGTACGTGGAAACCACTGGGTCGGCATCTGTTGCAGCATCCCAGTTTGCCTTGGTCAATGTAACCTTTTCCCCACCAACGGTTGTGATTTCAGTGAGGTCAGCGTTTACAGTTGCATCCGTAATTGCTTCATCGTTCGAGAATAAAATTACTTCTTTGTCTTCAGGGGTAGCGTTGTCTAAATAGACTGCATCAGATAATTCCCTGAGACCTTCTTTCGTCATCTGTCCTGCCATTGTACTTCTCCTTATCCACCGCTTAATGCGGTATGATTGTAAGTGAATTGAAATTGATATCCGTTTGCTACTGATCTCGCTGTAAATACTGCTCTATCCATAAGGGTGTTACCTGTAAGGGCATTGAATATTCCCCATTCTGTGATTTCATAATTACCATCATAGGTAATTGTTGCAATACTCTGAAACGTCTTTACTGTTGCTCCTTGTACCTGTGTGCCAGTTACTCGGGCTATTCCTGTCGGGGTTTCCAGGGTGGTGTTTCCGACAGCCTCTGCGGTAGTTCCAGTTCCAGAATCATGATATTTGAAATCTGCAATACCTGTTTCTGTTCCGAGTAAACAATTAATGTAGTATTCCGCATAAGCATCCGTGATATATCTGGAACTAAGTAATCCTAAGTCCAGGATTTTCCCGCCCGGTGTTATTAATTTCCCGTAAAGTTCTGCTAAAATCTTAAAGTATGAATCCATGCCACCTCCTATATATTAACTGGTTCAATTCCCAAATTAGTATCACTTAAACTTATATATGTATATCCGTTATGTTCAACTCTTTCATATTTATCGTATGGAATGTTCGTATCCCATTCACCTTTCCAATCCGGGTCATTTGCATCAACATCCCGATAACTAACTTCCCATTCACCCGTGGGATCGCCCTCGTCTGGTTGCCATGAGACGCTAATCGAGGATTCATATTCGCCAGTTGCTCTGTTTCTGGATAACACTTCATAGACTGACAGGGATGATGCCGTGTTAAATGGTTTCCGGTCTGGTTGGTCACGATCCGGTGCAATTTTAGGGACATTTGCTGTTCCAAGGTCTCCACCTGCCCGGGAATCATAAACTGCTTCGTTATATTCTAAGCAGGAAATGATGCGTTTGTATTCACTGTCTCGGGAAATATCCACAACGCGGAACAACTTCACTGCTTTTCCTGTCTCTCCAAATGCCCAATTATCGTGGAGAGCTGGATTCGTTGTCCAGCCAGTCCCGGTAAGAATGGTGAAAGAACCGTTTCCAGAGAACGGATATTTATGGTCAATAGTTCCATCACTGTGTTGGATATAGAGTTCATATGTTTTTCCCGTTACCATAGTTATAGCCTTATCCAGAGTCACATCGCCAGTTCCGGCATTATATGATACAACCTTTCCACCTGTACCGGTCAACGTATCATGCTGTACATAAAGTACATCGCCAACTTCCAAATCCAATGCTTCCACATCGGAAATGAATGAAACGGCTTGATTTAGTAATTCATTACAATTTAGATAGTATATTCCAAGTCCAACTGCCTGATTGTAATTTGTAGTCCCATTCAGGGATAGGCGAATTGCATCTTTCAGTTCCGTGGATGTGTCCCAGTCGGATGTTCGAACTACGAAAGTTGACCTCTCATAATCTCTGTCTTCGTCGAAAAAGGTAATCTCAATCGTGTTTGCTTTTTTAGCCTTATCTATCCATTGTTTTTTGAAAGTTCCTAAATCGATATTTCCCATGGAGAAAAGGTTTGTTGCGTCTGTTGGGATGTCCGGAAGGGCTTTATATTTCGACCCGACCGGAAATACTATCCCGCGACCCTCTATACAGATTTTGAGAATAGCGTCCCAGATAGTTGTGAAGGAATCAAACACGATATTCAATTCGTAATCTAACCCATCTGGTCCAGTGGCATTTGCCCAAGTGAGGAAGGAAGCATAATCGAGCCTTTCATAACTTACTCCGGCACCATACACACCCATGATTTCGTCTGCGTCATTTGTTGTGTTTGGGTAACATGGATGATCGGGATGCCCGTTTGCAAGGATGTCATATACAGCCCAGGCGTGTATGTTTGCATCCATGTTCACCCATGATGTGCCGTTATGCACCTTTACTGTGGAGCGTTCTACGACTCCGGTTAAATCTATACTCCCATGTAGTTCTTCAGTTGCTCTGATTTTCATTCCAAGGAGTGACTCGCCCGGATACACTAATCCATCTATTTCCCCATCTGAATCACTATCTTGGGCGTAGGAGATTGTTGCAACGTTTGTCAATTCAACAGTAGTCACGGAATTGGCAAGTTCGCCATTTGGTAATCGTTTCCGAATCATTATCTCATATTGTTTTTCAGTATCAAGATATTCACCTTTTGGTTTTGCCTTGAAAGTTACACGAAATGGCTGTATTCGTTCCTGAAAAATCATGTAACTCATTGCATAATTGAATTCATTAATGTATTTTGAGTACGCACCTTGTATTTGATTCCAGTCTTTATCTTCAAACCTTAACCATCTAGTAGTTCCTATTTCTCGGTAGACCAAATCAATACGAACGTCACGTTTAACCAAGCGGTTACTATTGATATACCCGTATAATCCTGACGGGAAAGATACCGTGACTTCTATATTTTGGGCAACAAGTGAACTGGTTTGGACAGTTACCCAGGAATCAAGTGATAATGTAGTTGTCTGTGGCAGGTTTGAATATGTTCGGTCGAATCCGTCAATCAATACCTGATTTGCAAGCCCTGGGCGAGTCTCGTAATTGATGTTATCATTATTACCTGTTATAGAATCATCAATTGTGTTTCCATTTATCTCAATGTCAGTTATTGCTCCTGTTCCGTGCCAAACCATCCAATAACTTCCTAATACGTCATAGGGTGGATCTGTACGGCCAATGTATTGAATCCAGCTTCCAATTGCCCCATTTCTTATACATTTGAATGTTTGTCCTGGATAAAGAGATGACCACTTTACAATAGGTGATGTTGTACTATAAGCACCTTCGTAAGCAACATCATATACGTCTATTTCGTCTATTTTATGACCAGTGAATGAATACAAGGTATTCAGGTATTCACCGTCTCCCCCAATTGTCATAAACTGATTCTTTATTACAGGTGTAACACGTGTTTTTCCGTACACGACTGGTATAGGAAGGTTATTGGAAGCCGTAAGATTTCCCGGTCTCTTCCAGTTGTAACTTTGGCTATCTGCATCTGTTTTCTGATTTTTCGGTTGAAAGTATGGAGCAAGTATAAATGACACTGCAACTGATGCAAAATAAATTACTGGATTTGCAAGTTTTAATGGGTTTACCATTGAGAAAAGTGCCCATGCACTTCCCAAACCTGTGGCTGTGTTTCTATCCATAGATGCCCTCCGCGACTCCGGGGGAGCCTCCATAACGTGTGGAGTTATTGTTGGCTCGGCAAGCTGAAATGGTTTTATCACAGATGACCGTAATTGTGACAGCGGCACCCGCGGCTTCAGAAATAAGATTCACTTCTGTATCAAAATTAATATAAGTATGATTGAGGACGTTATTAGTAGTTACAGATTTGATTCTGTAATCATGATTATTACTTGCACTTCCAGTAATTCTAATTATCTGATCAGCACGGAAGAAGATGGTATCGCTTGCACTTAATGTGTAGATGTAATCATAGTCATTGTCCCTCTGAACGAAGGCGATGCCGGTATTCGAAAGTATTCCTCCAGTAAATTGGCACATGCCGTCCCGGAAACGATGACGGCAGATTGTGGAGACGTATTTATCTCGGGGGAATCGTTTAGAGAGGGGTGCTGTTACACCAATTTGAAATACAACACTTTCATCAGTTGCCACGACTTCGAGGATAGTAAAGTATTCGAGTATATTGGTTTCTGTGGAATTACCTGCATTATCAAAATAGATTGCTCGAACCTGTACTTCTCCGCCAGAGAAGCCATCATGAGTTTGTAGGTCATCCCGGAGATCCTGATTAACATCGAAAATCGTTAATGTAGTCTTAGGCAGTTCCCCACGAATATTCTCCTTCACCTGTGACACTGATAATGGAGTAGCCGTATAAGTGTTTCTACCATATCTGAGGTCTTTATTATTATTAACTAATCTGTGATCCGGTATTATGGATCCCGGGTAAAATAAATCTATGAGTGTGAGCCAAGCACCAGAAGTGGAGATTGCATTTTTCTGTGTCGTGATTCCTGTGGGAAGTGTCTTCGCCATTATACCTCCTCAAGGTCGAAACTTACCACCCAACGGTTATAATCGGTCTGTTCCCATTCCCTGTATAGAACTTTGGTGAGGAAACGAACAGTGTAGGCAACGTCATCGTCAGGATTCGTCCAGTTGAACGAGTCTCCGCCAACGCCGCGATCCTCTTCATGAGTGCGGATATCGTTTCTGTCTGCCACTGTTAATCCAGTATATACAATATGCCATTGACGAGGATACCGGGTGAAGCGTGCACGGGTTTGAACGTAACCCGCGTCTTTCGGAGACCGAATAGTTGGATTCGTGGAAATCGTATCCGTGAACTCAAGTACATCTGGTCCGGAAGGCGGTCCTGTTAAGCTTGGAAATGTAGCTGCCATGATTCTCCTTTATTTATTCACGAATATCTCTCTAAATGTTGCATCCTCTTCTGCTAATTCCAACGTAATTCCAAGTACTGCCTGTTTTCCAGCACCACCTGATTCTGTTCTGGCAGTTCCAGTTAATGGTATCCCTGGAGGATTTGTGATTTTGACCTCAATTGCTTGCTTTTGTGCTCCTTCCCATGGGGGCATTTGAAACCCTGGTGTATAAAGACCTCCCTTTTCCTCTTGTTTTTCCATAAAAGTTCCATAACGTCCATGTTGTGCTTTTTCTTCTTCAGTTCGTGGTCGCCAGCCAGTTAGAGCTTCAATCACATTCCATCCTGATAGTATTCCAGGATGTCCCGTTTCATATTTCTTCCGTGCTTTTTCATCCATTGTCATAAGTAATAAGTTCTGTGCTATCATTTTAGAAACAAAGTCAACAAAGGACTGATAAATTACATCATAAATGTCTTTCATGAAATCGGCGAAAGATGATCCTCTTTGCATCATTTTCCCAATTGCTTGTTCCCACCCGGAAACTATGTCTTGTTGAATTCGTTCGATTCCCCAAAGCATAGTCTTAAAGTTTTCGGCAACTGCTGATGTTGCTTCTTTCCATTTTTTTGTAAATTCACTTGTTGCCGTATCAGTGTATTTTGGAAGAGGCGCAAATAAATCTTTTACCCAATCTGGTCTTTCCCAGTCAAAGTCTAACTCGAATCCTTTTCTCCTTTTGCCTGAGAAAATGTTAAGGAGTTCAGCAAGAGCTGGAATTAGGGATAGAATTTTGTCTTTTAGACTCCCGAGTTCTACTTTCAACAAATTTACATCGTGTTTGGCAAAATCCTTCATCTTCATACCCATGTCCACAAGAGTTAGTTTCAATTCGTCTGCTACCTCAAATTTTTGTTTTCGCCCTGCAGCACGGAAAAATATGAACGGGTCTGTGGCTTTGAATCCTAAATCTTTCTTAACTATTTGACCCAACCCGTGTAATATAAGTCCTATTCTCACCCAACCGTCCCAGACTGAGTCAACGAAAGTCCGGAATGCCCTTGTCAGGAAGTTGGTTGTGCTTTCCCAATTAATCCCGAGAAGTCCCAAGAACCCCTTAAATTCTTTAGCAAAGTTGTTTACTGTGCCTTCCATGTCTTTCCATGAAATGTCCCAAGCTGCTCGAATTGCATAAAATCCAGCAACGGCTAAAAGAATTGGGACAATAAGTCCTGTGAAAGCAGCATAGAGTAATCCAATGCTTGTAACGATGTTAGGTAAAACTATTAAGAGTAACCCAAGTGGAATCAATGATGCTCCAATTGCAGTAGTCCATTTAATCACGGATGCAGTTAATTCTTTATTTTGCTCTATCCAATTTTCAAATTGTACAGCCCGCCTATCCATCCATTTTCCTAAGTCCTGAAGTGTGGGGACAAGGGTTTCTCCAATGGTTCGGGCAAGCTTCTGCACTCTTCTCCAGACTTGTCCCATTTGATGGAGGAACGCCTTCATTTGCCATTTCGTCACATCATCGAGGGCAGTTTTCATATCATATAATTGATTCGTATAATCCCGAAGCCCTTCCCGACCCGCATCAAATACCTTAATCATACCACCGATGGCTCGGACTCCAAAGAGAACGCGGAACACCATACCTCGATATTCATCACTGGTTCCCTTAATCGCCTCAGATACATCCCCGAACACGTCTGCGAATTTCCTTGATTTTCCAGTCATGTCAAACACAGCAACTCCTAATTCATGTAGAAGGTCTCGCATTGCAGATGACGGAGCAAGCATATTAATGATGGCACGTCTAAATACTGTGCCAGCGAGTGATCCCTTGATTCCAGCATTTGCCATGATACCAAGCACTGCTGATGTTTCCTCTAATGTGTTACCGGCAAGGGATGCGGTTGCTGATACATAGGAAAGGGCTTTGTCCAAGTCTCCGAAGACTTGATTAGATGTCGTGATAGCGGCAGTTAATGTGTTTCCAACTTCTGCGGATCGTGAGAATTCAATGTTAAATGCTCTCATGATGTCCACGAGTCCCTCTGCTGCTTCACCAACATCAACTGTGAGGGCACGTGCAAGGCTAACTACAGTGTTATAGGATTGCATCTGTTCGGTTGCAGAAAGACCCGCAGAACCGAGATAGTAGAATCCTGTTGCGGTTTCCGTGGCAGCCTTATTTAGAGCAATGGACATCTCCTCTGCCATTTCCCGCATTTGGAGAAATTCACCAGTAGTTAATCCTGCCGTAACAGCGGTTGCTTCCCGGATAGCCTTATCAAAAGTACCAAATTCCCTCACTGTCCCTGCCATAACACCTGTGATGGCGGTTCCGAGATACATCATTTCCCGGCCAAGAACTTTCAGGTCAGCCTTGATGCTCCGGTTCTTCTTATCCCAGCCTTTCGTGTTGAGTGTCAGATAACCAATGATTCTACCGACATTTATTCCAAACATTACCTTTTCTATCCCCCTGCCATTCTAAGTATTTCCCAAGTGTCATCATAATCTTCCTGTTTTGGCTTTGACAGTTCAAGGCTGTGGATGAAATTAGCATATCCTGCCTTATCACTGAACCCTGCTGCCACTGCCTGTGCTGTCCTTGCCATTTCCTGTCGATGGACTCCCTCGGCTTCAGCGTAAAAATGTGCTATCAACCGAGGGTCCATAGTTTCTAATTCTTGCCATGTAAACCGACCAGGGAAGGTGTTGGCAATTACACTTTCTGGGTTACATCTTCCCCTTGCACGTTTTTTGATTGGTATGACTGAATCTGATCTCGGACAGCGTTCATTATAAACCCCGCGGCAGCAACGAGTTTCCGGAAATCAGTTTTCTTGAAATCCTTTTCATTCCCACCAATCAATTGAGCAAATGAACCGCGGATTTTTGACGGGTTTTCCGTTGCATCCATAATTGTGTCGAGTGCTTCAGATGGTAGTGTTGTGATTTTGTAGTCTTTCCCATCAAGGGTAAACTCAATGGGTTCAAACACTTTTTCCGTGAGTTCATCAATGTTCATTTTTGGCATTACTGCCTCCTATCTTAGTGATCGCCAACGTGCCATACTAAACCAGTTGTTTCATTGGCATAACATTTGAATAAGACCATAAAGCCTCGCTGATCATTGAGGTTGTATGGAATGTCGAATTGTGGAATCGGGTATGCAAGTGGAATGTGTAACCAGTATTTCCGACTGGTATCTATAACGCCATTTACAATCCTTTTCACTATTAGTTCCGATGCCAGGGATACTAAACTTGCACCCACAATGATATGAGCGAATACTGCAACATTACCACTTTCACCACCTGAATTACTTCCACCGGGGATTATCTTTGCCAGATTTGCATAAGTGAGTCGGGTAAATGGTGCTTCGAACTCAACCTGTTCATAACCAGTAAAGATACCATCGAGTGGGGTATTTCCGAATTCCGCCTCTTTCACATCGGGAGATACTCCCCCGGTAAAGCGGAAAGTTGCCCCACCTTCAAGCAGGGAAGTGATTACCGTGCTATTCCAGTAAATTTGGCATGGTCCTATGTCGCCTAATGGTCCAAGTGCCATAATTTATACTCCTTCTATTAATTTTCTGCTCGCGTGACCATTACAGGTAAAATGAATGAATCACGTTTCTTATCATCCACGCCAATATAGTAGGGGTCATTACAACCTATATTCACGAGGTACGTTACTCCAGACCCGGCCACGGGTAACTCTACTTGTGTTTTTCCGTGAAGGAATGTGAAGATTGAATTGACTAAGGCTTCAGGAGTAGGATAACCTGCACCCATGGCACCCCGAACAATAATGTTAAAGGGGGTTTGTCCAGTGTCAAGTAAACCATGAGAGGCACTTCTGAGTCCCGGGTCACTACGTTCTACTACAACAGCTTGTCCCTCGACACTCGGGGGGATCTTACCAGCGAATAAATTGGTTCCAAGGGTGAGGGTTGCTAAATTATTATCTATGTATTTTGTTAATTCCTTAATCATCTAACCTTCTTTATTTCATCAGAGATAATCTTTAAGTATTTCCGTGCATTACTGTATAACTTCTTACTCATATAACCTTTATGATACGTTGCATGTTGGAAAGCTGCATACGGTACATTCACCACCACTGCTGCCTGTTCCGTGTTCGGTGGTATCGTTTCCATCCAAGAGCGAAGAGGTTTCAGTTTTGGGTCTGGAGACAGGTCGGGTTTCCGGAGAGCGATAGATGTTTTTCGGAGAAACTTATTCACAAATACACTTATGGCAGAGCGGAGTGCAGATGTGAGTTCAGGAGCTTTTGGTTCTTCCCAATTTATATCATTCATCAAGGCTTCTCCGGCTTTCCCTAACCCTTCCCTAAGGGCAGTTTTGGATTTGTTATCCATGAAGTTGGTAAATTTACGGTCAAAATCTTTTGTATCAAGGTAAAAATTCATGCAATATATACCTCCAGGAATCTAACTGAGAAATCTTGTGCTTTCCCAATTAGAATTATGGCATGGTCGATTCCGTCATCCGTGATTAGGTCTTCATATGCAATCGTGTTCGTGGCTCTTAATGCAAAACCTGTTCGAGTAATCGTTCTTGGTCGCATGAACACCTTTGCCTTACTCACAACGAGCTCACCTGCTTCATTCTCTACTTGTCGATTTTTATAATCAATCCTCGATTTCACGGTTACACTTGTTCGATCTTTAGGTGTTCCCCATTCATCTTCCCCTTTGAACTGTTTAAGTGTAATAGAGTTTATCAGGTATGGTCCAATCATTTCCTTCTCCTCTTCAACCATTGCTCGTATATCCCATTACATTTTTGCCAAGCATGCCCTTTATCCTTTTCTCCCTCGCGGTGAAAAAGGTAAGGGATGCAACGTGATATGAATTTCTGTTTTCCTTCTCCCTCTCTTGGCGTTGGCATAATTCATCCCTTACGCGTGTGTGTGATAACGGAAATGTACCTGTACTGTGGCACTTGCCGTTTCACATTTAGCACGATAATATATTAGCTCCCCGACAGGTATATGTTCCGCCCTGACCTTCGCCTGTTGGACTGTCCCAACCTTAGTGTTCTGTGCCATATACCGTTGTCTCGACACCACCGTATGTGCCGACCCGTATGCAATCTCTAACATATATATCTTGTCTTTTACTGAAGAGTCCTCTACCATAATGGTGGATATGTGCATATTCATTGTAGCTGCGTTATCATCCAAATACCCTAGCATATTATCCACTATACGTGCCCATGCACTCCATGTATTAGCAGGCGTACCGGCTACCAATGTCACAGTCTCATCTGAGTCCTCTGGGAATATAGACGTGATGTGTTGTTCCTCGACTAGAAGCTCGTCCACATTCGTGTCCACTACTGCAAGTTCTGTTCCATTAGCTGCATTGTAGGCAACAAGAGAAGCATCATCCTGTTCCCTCACCTGTGCTACAGATAGATCATTCAATGCCGTGATTTGTGCTACATCAGTTGTATCTTTTAGGTCTTTCATGATACCCCTCCAATGTACAACTTAATTGCAATCTGATTTTCCCCGGAGACTTTCCGAATCCTGACATAGGGTGGTAGAAATCCCTCTAAGAGATACAATGTTGTTTTCCCCGTTGTCGGGGTGACGTTTTCATCGTTTGCATCAAGGTTATCGTAGGAGTCTTCCGTGTTGTCGAGACTTCCCTCAATCACCAATACGTCATTTCCACCTGCTGCTTTCCCGAAAGATAGGTACACATCCCTGCAATACATCGTCTTTACAACTTCGGCACTTCCTGTTCGGAGTCCACCAAGGTCAATTAATCGTGTTAGAAAATAATCTTGTGCATTTATCATAATTTCTCCTTTTTATACATCTCTATCTAAATTACCCGGTGCATTATAATCTGTTTTCTGCTCCTCATCCCGTTCAATATCGAAAATGTGGAAAGGTTTCTCAAGTTCATAGGTGGAAAGGAGGCTTGCGACCAAGGGCGGAATAATTATCCCTTTACCCTCTCGATGATACTCTTCCTTTACAATCCCTGCCTTCACAACCCTTTGTGCTTGTATGCCTTCCCGGATTGCCCGATCGGGTGTATGGATGAGTAAGTGGAGGGAATATTCACATTGGGCATCCTTCATCACTTGGGTTGCCACGACGGGAAATGAGTATTTCCCACAGTTATTCAGTTCCTTATATGACGTGATAAGTGCACGGGGATTTTCATCTGCATCATCTACCCAGTAATCAGTTATTCCAACGCGGTCATCGAAGTAAAGATTTGCCTCTGCCTCAGTTACCCAACTATTTGTTCCAACTGCCAATGCCATAATTCATTCCTCGTTTTGTAAGATACACCAAACCTTCGTTATTGTCAAGACATTTCTGTCAAACACTCGTGTGTTATTTGAGGGATAACGGTTATGTGGGATCCCGGAGAACAGTTCAGGATTTCACAGTTCTTTCCCTTAAATAACTCTGGAAAATGTTTATTGAACACCATAGTATCTATCATTATTGCCGTCTTCCTGTTTCCATGTGAATCAAATAATTCCTGATTTATATAAGTCCGTTTTTGTTCCACTATTGACTTCCCATATTCACATCCATCCATGCCCAGTACCACGATTTTCTTCACACCGGCATCTGCAAGAGTAAGGAAAAGGATAGTCACGGAATTCGGTCGTGCAACATTATCCTTAATTGGGAGGAATGGAGGACGTGGAACCAGGATTATCTGATTCCGGTATTTCTTGACAAATCCATTACTTTTTTCCATTAATGCCCCGAGTGCCCAAGTTGTTGTGATAAATAGATTTGTTGGATTCCTGTCTAAGAATACAGCAACATCAACACACTTTCGCACGATTTCCACTTCACTTGTTATGAGAACAACTTCGAGTTCTTTCTTCATCAGGGCTTCAACAAACATGAAATCATTTAGTGACACATAACACCAGTCTTTTCCATTCAATGCATGTTCCGGAATACCCTTTATAGAGGCTCCATGGAGGAGGATGCAAACGGTTCTACCGGCGATCTTTTCAGTTAAACGAATCAAGGCAATAATTTCCTCTCCAATTTCCTGCTTGTCATTTCATTGATTTCCTTCAACACATCCATTCCGAATTTCCTGAGAACCATTTGCAGGTATTCCGTGTTTTTGTGATATTTCAACCAAGCAGTGTCACGGAACTTCAATACTTCCTTTGCGGTTAAGTATTTTGTTGGGAGAGGTAGGAAGTCATAAGAGTATTGAGCGTACTGTGATGGTTCTTTCGGTAATTCCCATTTCTGTTCTTTTGCATAACTTTCCAACTCTGTTCCAGGATAGGGCACTACACAATAGAAATTACTATATTCACAATTTAACTCTATTGCAAGGTCTAGGGTTTCCTGCATAGTAGAGAATGTGTCATCTGGGAAACCAAACATGAAGTTACCAAGGACAGAGATTCCAGCATCCTTCAGTCGCGTTACCGAGTTACGAATATCTTCATTTGTGAATTTACCTTTATTCATGGATTGTCGGATTTCTTGGTTTCCGGATTCAATGCCAAGACAAATCCAATTAACTCCAGCAGTCTTTACAATGCCCAAATTATCTGGAAGTGTATCTACGCGAGAATAACCCCAAATGTTAAAATTATTTTCCGTTTCGTTTATTATTGCTTTCAGAAGGTCACCAGATTTCTTTGTAAGGAAGAGTTCATCCATCACCTTGACATTCTTCACTCCTGAATTAGATAAAACATTCAGGTCATTTACAACGGATTCAATGTAGCGTGTAGCGTACTTTGTTCCATAATAACTGTGGATGGTACAAAACTTGCATTTATATGGGCATGAAACGGAAGTATGGACAGTTCCGTATGGAGCTAACGTTTGTTTGCTTCCCCAAGTTTGCCAGTTATGAGCATGGTACTTATTCATGTTGAAAAGTGACCAGTCCGGGGAAACCTTTTTTGCATCAAAGGGTAAATGGTCAATTATGGTTACATTCGTTGTTTTTAATTTGAGCCTATCTACCCCTGCCTGTTCCTGAATCCAAGCGGACGGGTGGACTCCGGTTGCCCAGATTTCAATTTCATCACACCCTGACATGTCTGGACTAACTTCATCTACTTGTGCATCCCAGATTATCACGTCATCATGTAGCCGTTGAAGATCTTTAACTCTACATGCCATCCAATGAGGAGGTTCTATTGCAGATAATGATGTGAGGTTTTGATAGTTCTGCATTTTGCTATCTGGTCGAATTAATCCGATAACCATTTTGTGATTCCCTCCTTATCTAAACCATAGAACTTTTGAATGTTTCCTCTACCACCATAAACGTAATCGTAACTTGGAACGCCGCGGTGTTTCTTATTAAGTGCTTCGTACACTGCTGCAGCTAATCCACCACGAGAATTGTTTTCCTCAACAATTACAAAATCCTCATCGCCTATCACATTTCTAAATTTGCTTTCATCAAAAGGAAACTTAAACACATCAATTACTCCAACATCAGTTTCCTTTGTTACTTCAAGTGCTGTATGCACCATGTTACCTGTTGAAACAATCCATTGATGACAACCTGACCATTTAGATACATCAAATCCATCTGCGAAATGGCTGATAGAGTCAAAGTTCAAATCATTTGGTTTTGGATAAATTTCTGGGAGATCCTTCCTATCCAATCTTACATACATCAATCCTTTCCCAACTTCATCAGCTATCCGTACAGCCAAATGATTACTTGAGGGATTCCAAACTGTCATGTTTGGGAGGATTCTCATAATTGCCAAATCCTCCAGGGCATGATGAGTGGGACCGCTATCCTCATAACTGAATCCGGCTCCCACACCTACTATCATAATTGGGATATTCATGAGGGCTGCTATCACCTTAATCTGTTCATAACACCTTAATGAAGCAAACGGTTGTATGGCATAACAGACTGGAATGAAACCTTCGTTTGCAAGTCCACATGCTGTGAGGATCATGGATTGTTCAGCTATTCCAACATTAATGTAACGATGTGGATAATTTGTTCGAAAATCATCGAGGGCAGGTGCAGACATATCCGCGGTTACAATAACAAGTTTATTCCCCATCGATGCTCGATTTACTATACTGTGAAAGAACGCATCTCGCATTGTCATGATAATTCCTCCATTGCTTGTTTAGCCTGTTCACCAGTTGGTGTCTTTGAATGCCAGAGTGGAGCATTCGTTAATTCCTCTATCCCTTTTCCCTTTATCGTGTCACAAATAATCATGAGAGGTTGCGTGGAAGATCTTCCTTTTACATTATGAAGAACTTGGGCAAGTTCCACAAATGAATGACCGTCAATTCGAACTGTATCCCAGCCGAATGCATCCCATTTTGCTTCAAAATCCTCCAGTGAACAGGCATTCTCTGTGAAATCTGTGGCGCCGAGGCAGTTACGGTCGAGGAAAACAACTAAGTTATTCAATCGATTATGGGAGGCGAAGGCAGCGGTTTCCCAGATACTTCCTTCATAACATTCGGCGTCCCCGATGATGCAGAACACAAAGGGAAGTTCACGTTTCAGCTTTAACCCGTGAGCCATTCCTGCTGCAACACCGAGCCCGTGTCCAAGTGAACCTGTGGTCAGTTCTACTCCGGGTACTGTATGTTGGAGATGAACAGCAAATTTCCCGCCATCTGCATTAAAGCCGTCACACCAGTCTCGTGGATAATAACCCACATCGGCGAGGACGCAATAGAGGACTGGACTTGCTTGTCCCTTAGAGAGGATGAATCTATCACGGGAATCTTTGTCCGGATTTTTTGGGTCATGATTAAGTATTCCTCCATGATAAAGTGCTACGAGTATTTCTACTATAGAATAACTGCTATTGACGTGTCCCGTGCCTGCCTGACTGCACATCTCCAACACGTCTTTCCGGATTTGATTAGCTTTACTCTTCAATTTGGCTAAGGTGGTTTCTCCTGACATCCTGTACTCCTTCCCCAACAAGTTTATTAATTTCGTTCTTTATATTTATCCTGATACTATTTTTCCCTCGAATCCTAATTGCACGTTTTCCAACTTCGGTCGGGTCATTATCGAGTGCCCCCTGTCGAACATCGGATTCTAAATTCCAGATTTCACGATTAATCAGAATCATCTTATAGAGATAGTTAGTTAGATTGCTTTTCGGATGCCTCTCACATAAATCCATGAAACCATTTGAGAACATTACATATTCTAACCAGCTTTCTTCTTTACATATATTTACCAGTTTCAACGTTGCAATTGCAAACCGGTCAACAATATCACCTGCATCTCGTTTCATAATTCTACCCTCATACTGTCTTCCGGATGCGGGGTACTCACTTCAATTAATGTAAGTCCCTCTGGTCCAGCAATTAACCTGTGTGTTTGGAATGGCAGAATCCGTAACACTCCACCTGCCGCGTATAACTTATTTCCTACATCCCCCTTTGTTTCCAACCCTCCATGAAGCACGTACATCGTTTCATCCTTTTCCTTATGAACATGAAGACTTGTACACATATTTGGTTTTATTACAAGTAGCTTCCCAAGATAATATCTTGTATTCGCCCACCAAATCTCACATCCCCAACGCTTTTCTACAACTTTCATATAAACCTCCAACACATCGGATCCTCGTTATCCCAGAACAACTTCTCACATTGTTCACAGTAGACACCAAATGTGCAACGGGTGAAACATTTTTCCGGGGTATCCCCGAACACGAGTTCCTGATGTCTTTCTTTTCCCCAGAACGTTAGGATATTTTTTGGGTTTGGGAAATGCTGTCCGAGGATGAAATCTTTCTGATGGCGTTGATCCACACAAAAATAAACATTCCCGTCTGCACACAACTGAATAACTAAGGGGGCGCCGAAGCATTGTGAAAAACTCTTATCTGATAGGAAGTCTTTATTGAATTTATGTATTACCGTGAAGACCCGGAAATTCTCATCCTCTAGTTCATGACATTTTTCCATTTGTTCAAGGACGAGATCTATATTTACATTTGCAAGTTTTCCATCCAACTCTTTCCCCATACCCTGATGATGAAAATCCATAGGGCGAGCATGGAAATCCCGGACACCGATTTCTTTTGCCAACTTACACGCATCATATACCTCATGTTGGTTAAGGGAGGAAATTAGGAATTTGTAAGAAACATCACAGTTACCCGAATCCTTACTCACCCGTATGAGATTCCCGATTACATCCCGGAATCTATCCACACCTTTCAATTTCTTATATGTTTCTGGTGTAGCGGCATCCACGGATACACCGATCCAACGTAGGAGTGGAATTACATCGAGGAAGTTACCATTTAGCTTTGTTCCGTTTGTTGCAATACTTGCTTCCATCCCTGATTTTCTGGTTTCAATTATTGCAGTTTTCAATTCTGAATGGAGGGTGGGTTCACCTCCACCGCCGAAACATATTGCCTTCACTCCCCAATCACCGAGGAACTGGACAAGGTTGATTAGATGGGCATTTGTCATACGGTCAGGAGTTTTCCCTTTCATATATCTATGGGCATTACAGTGTTGGCATTTGAGATTACAGGCATGAATTGGATCAAGGGAGGCTTCGACCGGTGGGTGAAATTTACCCTTTACAATCCCTTTATACCAGTCCGCATAAAGTAAACCTTTCCAAGAGTTGAAACTATTAAACTTATTCTTATTTGACCATTCCATGTATTGCCTCCTTCAAATTATTAATTGCCAATGGAATTCCCCAGGCGCTAAAACCGTTTCTTAGCTGGCGTTGCTCTAATTTATTAAAATGATCTGACATCCTCTTCCCCAGATGATCCTGTTTGATGTTTTTATATGAATGATAACAGATATGGTCAAGTTGGATTGGGAGTTCTAATGACCGATTAACTTCCTTATTACTAAAAATTGTCCCAAGAAGAACATCTGCTCCCCAAGAAGGATATTGTTCCGGCATGAAATAGTTCAATGCTTTCACTGTTTCACGTGTTAATATAGGAAACCACCCCCAGTTGAATTCAGAAAGGTGAGGTTTATTCCGCGAAATATCTTTTGGGAAAGCATAAAGGATTCGGTCAGGGCGTTTCTTCAGGTAGTTCTCAATTGAGGTTCTTGCCAGTTCATCCCAGTCTGGTGTTAGGAATACCACGTCATTCCCGATTACCCAGAAAACTTTTCCCTGTGGAGTGACTGGTGACTTATTCAGGAATACCCAGTTATAGTAATCATGTGAGATGTTTTGGCTTCTCTCACGGATTAGGAAACGTATATTCATCCCATTAAACTGTCCCCACCAACTTGCTATTGCATCTTGGGTTCTAACGTCATCGATATCAGCAATGATGATTAGTTCGAATGAGTTTAGGTTTTTCGCAGTATCCCGGATACTACAGATTGTATTATACAATAAATCAAGTCTGTCCCGCGTTGGCATGACAATAGTAAAATACATTATAGTGTGTCCCTTATAAGTTCAAAATCATTTCCCCAGAGCAAACCCCTTCTCCTTCTTTCCTTCCACACTTTATCATCCTTTCCCTGAAATCTTCTAATGTGTTTATTCGTTTCATCCATGTAGGATGGATTTACTGCCGGATGAAAATGATCCAACTTTGCCTCCTGACTAAAGTAGAATCTGTTGTGCTTTCTTGCAAGTAACTCCATCTCACTATCCACATACATACAATAGAAGTCTTGGCAGAAGACGGCATTATCCGGAAACTGATTAAAATAATTCTTCCCGATCATGCCAAATGCCCCTTGTGCTGCTTTAACGTTTGGGGGAAAGTTTGCCTGATTAAGTCCTAAGACTCCATCAAAATTGGGAAAGTTCAGTAGATAACGTGTTCGGGCAGTACTCAGGCATCCCGGATGAAGTTGAACGTCATCAGTGAGATACATGAAAATGTCAGCATCACAAGTTTTCAAGTGAGAGTTCCAGAACTCTGCGGCGTGAAACTCAGGTTCATAAAGTCGGTACTTCAACCATGGATGTGTACCATATTTCATAACAGTAAATTGCATATCGAATTTACTTGAAAAGTACACATAAACTGTACATTTACTTACCATATTTCCCATTATTGAATTCAAACATTTTTTAAGTTTTGTTGGTCTATTGTGACTTGGAATTACAATGTCAATTTTCATCCATCCCTCCCTCTTTACGTCTCTCAATGTCAACACCATCATAAAGATATTCGTATATCTCGATGCATTTCACATCTGTTACAGCATGAAACTTATGCCATTGCCCGAATCGTATATGTAGTGTATTAACGTAACCGGCATCAGGTCTCAACTCGACTACGTAATTTCCTGCATCATCCCAGATAGTTACTTCAAGTATGCCCTCAATTATATAGAATACATTAGTTTTTTGAGCATGTTTATGCTCTGAACAGTATCCTCCTTCATCGATTTCAATGTAATGCGTGGATGTCGTGTTGTTCCGGAAAAGTTCTGTCGTGTGACCCCAAACTTTCTTTTCACGTTTCATAACTTCTACCTCTTTCTGAAGATAATCCTTCTACCGGTACGTCTGGCGATATCAAATTCGGTTACATGTTTCTCTATGAACTCTGTAATTGCCAATGTTGATGTTCCCCAAAGTTGTGATATGAAGAAGTCGTCACAGACCATAAGACCGAGTGGTGACAACCTTTCCCATACCCATTCAAGAGCATATTTTGTTGGTTTATAATGATCTAAATCTACATAGGCAAATGAGAATGTAAGTTTGTCTTTAACAGTGCCAAAGATTTCCGGGATGAAACCAGCCCAAATAGTATAATCAGATTCAGTGTAACCACTTTTTGATAATCT